CATTAGGTTACTCTGAGAAGCAGGACATGGTAACTGTTCCAGTTCATAGTCCAGATGGGCTGCCTGTTGGATTTGTTGGCAGATCCATTGAAGGTAAGGAATTTAAAAATACTCCAGGTCTACCAAAAGCAAAGACACTTTTTAATTTACATAGAGTAAAAACAGCCGATAAGGTTTATGTTGTGGAATCCTCGTTTGACGCCATTAGACTAGATCAGGTAGGATTTCCAGCAGTAGCAACTTTGGGTGCAAATGTATCTAATATACAAATAGAATTGCTTCAAAAATATTTTAATAACATTATTGTTATTGCAGATAATGATGAGGCAGGAGGAAACATGAAGACTAAGATAATTGAAAAACTTGGCCACCGTGTTTCCGTTATACAACTAGATAAACAATATAAAGACATAGGCGATATGGACGATAAGTCAATATCTGGATTGAGTTTCCAGTTTGACAAATCAATACAGTCTATGCTAAACTAATAATAACAACAACAAAGGAGAAATATATGAGCGTAATTAAGGGATTAAAAGAAATCAACGCCCTGCTCGACAAGCCAAAGTACGAAAGCACAGGACAAAAAGTTCGCTGGGTTAAACTAGCAGACGGACAATCATCAAAGATCCGTTTTGTTGAAGAACTTGACCAAGACTCAGCACATTATAATGAGGCTCGTGGGCTATCAGTTGTAGTCGCAGAGCACACAAATCCAAAAGATTATAAGCGCAAGGCTGCATGTACTATGGATTCAGAGGGCCGTTGCTTTGGTTGCGAAATGGATAGAAAAGAGCCGAAGGTTGGTTGGAGATCTCGAATGAGATTTTATTGCAATGTTCTTATGAATGATGGTCTTGAAGACCCTTATATTGCAGTATGGTCACAAGGAATCAGCAAGCAATCTGCATTTAATAACATTCGTGAATACGCACTTGACACAGGTAGCGTATCGAACCTTGAATGGAAGTTGAAGCGTAATGGTCAGGGTACTGAAACCAGTTACACACTTCTTCCAAGCAAGCCAGACTCAGAGCCATTTGATTGGGCAACTTTTGAGTTCTTCAACCTAGAAAAGGTTGTTCGTGAAGTTCCATATCCAGAGCAAGAAGCATTTTACTTTGGGTTTGACACTCCATCTGTTACCAGCACAAATATCGACTGGTAGTAGATGAACTACGTAGGCTTACACGTACACACCCACTATTCCCTCTTTGACGGAATCGCTACTCCAGAAGAATACATTGACCGTGCAGTTGAGTTAGGGATGCCAGCAATTGCCATCACTGACCACGGTACTTTATCTGGGCATAGGGAACTGCACCGTATTGCAAAAGCGAAGGGTATTAAGCCTATACTTGGCGTAGAAGGCTATATGTGTTCTGATAGATTTGATACAAGAGATAAGTCTGAAAGAGACGGAGACCTTGATCTAGTCTACAACCATATAGTTCTTCTCGCTAAGAACCAAATTGGTTTGGAAAATTTAAATAAGATTAACGAGATTGCATGGACAGAAGGTTTCTTTAAAAAGCCAAGGTTTGACTTTGAGATTCTTGAAAAGTATGCTGAAGGAATTATTGTTACATCTGCATGTCCAAGTAGCGTACTTGTAAAAGCATTAGAAAATAATGAATTTGCAGTTGCAAAAAAGCATATTGAGTGGTTTAAGAGAGTATTTAATGATGATTACTATATTGAAGTTATGCCACACAACCCAGCAGAAATTAATAAACAGTTAATTGCTTTAGCAGATGAGTTTAGCGTACAGGTTGTTGTAACACCTGACTGCCACCATAGTTCATCGGATCAAAAAGAAATTCAAGAATTTAAATTACTATTAAATACTCACGGCAAGATTGAGAAAGAACATACTTTTGAAAAATCAAAGAAGTATGAAAACATGATGGAAAGACTAGATTATTTGTATGGACATGATAGACAAATAACATTTAATAAGTTTGACATACATCTTCTTTCTTATGAAGAGATGAAGTCTGCTATGGAGGCTCAAGGTATTGACCGTCCAGATATTTATACTAACACTTTGTCCATTGCTGAAAAAGTCGGTGACTATGGAATTCAAGAAGGATTAGACCTACTACCAGTACAGTATAAGAATCCAGACAAAGAACTAAAGACTCTTGCACTAGAAGGCTTGGCTGCATTAGGGCTATCGGGTGAAAAGGTTTATATTGATAGACTAGAAGAAGAATTAAAGATTATTAAAGACAAGAAGTTTGGACCTTACTTTCTTGTTGTAAGAAGCATGATTTCTTGGGCTAAAAAAGAAGGAATTATGGTTGGTCCAGGCAGAGGTTCTTCTGCTGGCTCACTGCTATGTTATACACTGGGTATCACAGATATTGATCCAATTAAACACGGTCTACTATTTTTTAGATTTATTAATCCAGACCGTAATGACTTTCCAGATATTGACACAGATATTCAAGATACTCGTCGTGAAGAAGTCAAAGATTATCTTGTTAGACAGTATCGACATGTTGCATCTATTGCTACTTTCCTATCATTCAAAGATAAAGGTGTAGTAAGAGATGTTGCTAGAGTTTTAAACATACCACTTCCTGATGTAAATAAAGTTCTTAAACTGGTAGATACATGGGATGATTTTTGCACATCAAAAACAACACGGGAATTCCGTGAGAAATATCCAGAGGTAGAAATATATGGAGAACAACTTCGTGGTCGTATTAGGGGTACTGGCATTCACGCTGCTGGTGTTGTCACTAGTAAAGATCCTATTTTTAGGTACGCACCAATGGAGACACGCTCTTCTACTGGTAGCGATGAGCGCATTCCTGTTGTGGCAGTCGATATGGAAGAGGCTGAAAAGATTGGTCTAATTAAGATTGATGCTCTTGGATTAAAAACCTTATCGGTATTAAAAGACACCCTGTCTATAATTGAGGACAGAGATGGAAAAAAGATTGATCTATTAAAAATTGATATGGATGATAAGAATGTTTATCATATGCTTTCTGAAGGATATACTAAGGGTGTCTTTCAGTGTGAAGCAACACCCTATACAAACCTTCTTGTCAAGATGGGCGTAAAAAATCTTTCAGAACTTGCTGCATCTAATGCTCTTGTTCGCCCAGGTGCTATGAATACAATTGGAAAAGATTATGTAGAACGAAAGCATGGTCGTCAAAATATTGATTATAGACACACAGTTTTAAAAGAATTTACGGAGGAAACATATGGTTGTATTCTTTACCAGGAACAGGTTATGCAGGCATGCGTATCGCTTGGCGGTATGTCCATGTCGGAAGCAGATAAAGTTAGAAAAATCATTGGAAAGAAAAAAGATGCTAAAGAGTTTGATCAGTTTAAAGAGAAGTTCGTAGAGGGGGCATCTAAATTTATTTCTCCAAACCTTGCTAAAGATTTATGGCATGACTTTGAGGCTCACGCAGGGTACTCATTTAATAAGTCTCACGCAGTAGCATACTCAACACTCTCATACTGGACAGCATGGTTAAAGTATTACTACCCATTAGAGTTTATGTACTCACTACTAAAAAATGAAAAGGATAAAGATGCAAGAACTGAATATCTTATTGAAGCAAAAAGAATGGGGATTAGCATTAAACTACCTCACATTAACGATTCGGATATCGATTTTAAAATTGAGGGTAAGGGTATTCGGTTTGGGCTCACTGCTATCAAGTTCATCTCTGATAAAATTGCAGAGAGATATATTGCATCACGGCCATTTGGTTCGTATAAAGAACTTGAAGAATTTACCTTTACAAAAGGAAACGGAGTAAACTCCCGTGCTTTACAGGCATTAAGAGTTATTGGAGCAGCAACATTTCAAGACTCTCCAAGAAATGACAAAGAAATAAAAGAAAACTTGTATGAGTATTTAAACCTTCCAGAGTTTAACTTAACTGTTCCATCTCATTATCACGCATTCATAACTGAGGCAGAAAACTATGAAGAAAAGGGCTCCTTTATTCTTATGGGAATGGTAAAGGCAATTAAGAGAGCAAAGGGTTGGTCACGAATAGAAGTTCTAGACAAAACAGGAAGCGTAGGTATTTTTGATGATGAACACACGACTATTGAGGCTGGCATATCGTATATCATTCTTGCTAATGATAATAGGATTCTTGCTGCTATCCCTGTCGATCAAATAAAAGAATCTTCAAATGCAATGATTAAGTTCTTAAATTACAAGCAATTGCCATTTAAAGATGAAGAAATGTTTGTAGTTTCATTTAAGCCAAGAGTTACAAAGGCAGGGAAAAAGATGGCATCGCTAACAGTTGCAGATGCAAGTAGAGACCTACATTCTATTACTGTATTTCCTACATCATTTGCTAAGGCATATATGAAGATTGAAGAAGGAAATGTTTATAAGTTTAGTTTAGGAAAGACTAAAGATGGAACAATTATATTGGAGGATGTAGTAAATGTTTGATCAGTTAGCAATTGATTTGCACGAAGTAGCAGTTGAAAAAGGTTTTTGGCCAGAAGATATTGACGATATTTTTGTTGCTAAACAGTTAATGATGATCGTGTCAGAGGTTGTTGAGGTAATGGAAGCAGTTCGTAAAGATAAGGGTGAAGAAGAAATTGCTAAAGAGTTTGCAGATATTATTATTCGCACATTAGACCTATATGCAGGAATGGTCGAAGCAGGGTATACTAGACAATCACTAGACTATATTATAAAACAGAAATCAGATTTTAATAAGACTAGACCAGAGAAACATGGAGTGAGATTCTAATGACAGTAACAGTAGAAGAAGCAATGGCACAACTAGATCCAAAGTTAAGAAAAAAGTTAGGAACTGGTGTTGGTGTTAATTATGAGTATCAGCCTACACCTAGTTTTGGTTTAAACCGTGCCTTGGGCGGTGGACTACCATATGGTAGGCAAGTACTCATCTGGGGCTCAAAGTCTTCTGCAAAGTCCTCTATGTGCCTTCAGATGATTGCCCTAGCGCAAGCAGAGGGAAAGTTGTGTGCATGGATTGACTCTGAAATGTCATATTCTGAAGACTGGGCAAGAACTTTGGGAGTAGATCCAGAAAAATTAATCTACTCACAAGCAAGAACTATTAGTGACATGGTAGATGTTGGTGTCGGACTAATGAATGCAGGAGTTGACTTAATCGTGGTAGACTCTATTACATCAATGCTTCCAGCAATCTATTTTGAAAAAGATACTGATGAGATGAAAGCATTAGAAAATACAAAACAGATTGGAGCAGAATCTCGTGACTTTAGTAACGCATGGAAAATGCTTAACTATGCAAACAATAAAGTTAAGCCAACTCTGCTTGTTCTTATTTCTCAGTCTCGTAACAATATCAATGCTATGTATACTAGTCAGCAGCCTTCTGGTGGTCAGGCTACTAAGTTTTATTCCTCATGTATTATTAAACTCTTTTCTTCAGAGTCGGACAATCAAGCAATTAAAGGCAAGATACCTGTAGGAGATAAGTTGATTGAGGAAAAGGTTGGAAGAACTATTCGCTGGGAGTTGCAATTCTCTAAAACTTCTCCAGGTTTCCAAAATGGTGAGTATGATTTTTATTTTAGAGGTGACAGCATTGGCCTTGATACTATTGGTGATCTAGTTACCACAGCAGAACTAAACGGCATTGTAGAGCGCACAGGTGCATGGTACATACTACCTGACGGCACAAAGGTACAGGGTAAAGAAGCGTTTATTAATCGTGTAAGAGAAGATCTTGATTTGCAAGAATCTATCAAGGCTAAACTAAATGCCTAATTACAATGTACACAATGGTTTATTTTTATGTCATACCTGCAAAATGGAGGTTACATCTTTAAGACTGTACCCTGCAACACAATCAGCAACCTGGATGTGCAAAGATAAACACCTCAGTACGGTAAAATTTGGAAAACAAAAGAAGGCCGACTATGACAGAAAAAAGTGAGTCTAAAAGGATAGGTGCTAAGCAGCACAAGAATTCTGGTAGAAATACTCAAAAGGGGGACGCCTCTTGGAAAAATTTTGTTGTAGACTTTAAGGAAGTTGGAAAATCCTTTACATTAAATAAAGAGGTTTGGGCAAAGGCCACTACCGATGCTATAAAGAATGGCAAGGACCCAGCCATCGTAGTCGTAATGGGCGAGGGTAATGCCAAGGTAAGGCTTGCTATAATTGAGATGAGTATATTAGAAGATCTAGTGGAGGAATAATGGAACAAGAAAAAACAACTATAGAGATGGTAAATGGTTTGGCAGAGATAGCAGACTATATGCAAGATGAGGAACTGACTACAGCCCTCACCTTTATTGCTAAGATAATTATTAAGCCAGATATTCCAATCAATGTGGCTCATGTAGAAATTGTAAGACTGCAAGCAATTGCAGCAAAGATGGCTTTTAAAGCAACATGGATGGCTAATGTTGACAAGTCTGATCGTGGAAAGAAGAACATATATTATACTGCTGCAGAATCACTCAATAGTTTAGTATCTGCTTTAAAGTACATAACCCGATAATCTGGTATACTTATATAGAATAGAAACGAGTAATATATGACAAAAAGTTTATTGCAACAAATTATGGTAAAGCAAGAAAAGGCACCAGTACATCCAATCGATGTTGCTGGTATTACTGAAAAGATTCAGTCTGGCTATACTGTTAATCGCATTGATAAGCAGACACAAAAGAAGACTTTTGCACCATCAACTATTGCCTATGGGCATGGTGAATGTCCAAGATATTGGTACCTAGCCTTTGATGGTCAGATGTTTGAAGATGATGCAACTCCGTACAGTGCAGCAAATATGACTGCAGGAACTAAGTCTCACGAAAGAATTCAAGAAGCAATGGGCAATGTTCCAGATTTTCTTGTAGATTCTGAATTTAAGATCGTTAATAATGATCCTCCCATCTTTGGATACGGAGATGTTATTGTTAATTGGCAAGGAGAAGAACTTCTTGGTGAAATTAAAACAATGATGAATGAGGGCTTTGAGTATCGCAAGGCACATAATAAGCCTAAGAGTGGTCATCTTATTCAGTTACTTATTTATATGAAGATTCTAAAGAAAGCAAAAGCAGTTCTTATTTATGAAAATAAAAATAATCATGAATTGCTTATTCTTCCTGTAGAAGTAAATGATTATTATCGTCGGTGGGTAGACCAGACGTTTGAATGGATGAGATCAGTTCGTAAGGCTTGGGTAGATAGAACCCTGCCTGAAAAGAACTATCGCTCTAATTCAAAAATTTGCAAATCATGTCCTATTAAAAAGGCTTGTGCAGATGCTGGTCCAGGAGTCTTTAAACTAAAGTCCTTGGAGCCCATAGATGAAGCAATGTCATTGGTGTAATAACGCCTTTGAGTCACAAGTAAGTTATCAGATCTACTGCTCTCCTGAGTGTAGAGAAGAGGCTACAAAAGAAAAAATTGCTGCGAGGTATGTAGTTTCTAAACGGCAAAAACGCAAAGGTAAAAATAGAAAATGTAAGTCTTGTGAAGAGCAACTGTCTATTTATAACGATGAAAGCCTATGCGTTAAGTGTAATATTAATCCAGTAGATGTTAGCAAGGCTTTAAAAGAAATTAAGGATAATCTCAAATGAAGTTATCAGGAATTAATTTAAATATTCCAAGTACTATCTGTGCAATAGATGCAAGCACAAATAGTCTTGCCTTTGCTATATTCAATACTGAGCAAAAATCTTTAATAGCAATTGGTAAAATTAATTTTGAAGGCAAAAATACCTATGAAAAAGTTATGGATGCTGGTCGTAAAGTAAAAGCATTTCTTGATTACTATGGTGGGTTTGAAGCGATAGTAATTGAGCATACCGTATTTATGAATAGCCCTAAGACTGCTGCAGATCTTGCACTAGTTCAAGGTGCTATTCTTGGATCAGCAGGTCAGTCTGGAACTAAAATTATAGGCAAGGTTGCACCAATTACTTGGCAAAACTTTATTGGAAACAAAAAAATATCTAAAGATGAAAAACTATACATTAAATCACAAAATCCAGGGAAATCAGATTCATGGCTCAAGTCCCATGAAAGAGAACTAAGGAAGCAAAGGACAATCAACTTTATTAATATTCAGTATGATAAGACTGTTACTGATAATGATGTTGCAGATGCTTGCGGAATTGGTCACTGGGCAATAAAAAATTGGGACAAAGCAATAGGAGTTGACAAATAATACTATGGCTGCTAAACTATATACAAGTGAAATTTTTATGCGTAAGAGATATCTTATGGATAAAAAAACACCAGAAGAAATTGCTAAAGAGTGTGGGGTAAGCATTGAGACTATCTATGTTTATCTTGCAAAATTCGGATTAAGGAAATCAAAAAGATGAAAAAGATAAAGATTTTTATAGCAGTAGCAATACTAACTGGTGCTGTTGGAATTAGTTATGCACTGTTTACATTAAAAGGAATGCCAGAAACATTTGATTGGGAAAATGAAGATGAGTGAACATTTGAATATAACTGTTGACCAAGTTAATCATCCAGAGCACTACACAACAGACCCTTCTGGAGTTGAGTGTATTCAGATTACTCGTCATCGTAACTTTAATATTGGTAATGCTTTTAAATACCTATGGCGAGCAGGACTTAAAGATGAGTCTAAAACAATTCAAGACCTTGAAAAAGCAATTTTCTATATTCAAGATGAAATTAAAAGATTAGAAGGCTCACATGACAACAGAAGATGATGTAATAAAGCATTTAGATCAAGTTAATGATGTTGTTGAGGAGTACCTAAAAGGTAACGACCCAACTCAAATTTCAAAAGATCTTGCTATACCAAGACAAAGAGTTGTTGCCTATATAGATGAGTGGAAGGTAAATGCATCTAATAATGCAGTAATTAGGGCCCGTGCAAAAGAGGCTCTTTCTGGAGCAGATGCACACTATAGCAAGTTAATATCTAAATCCTATGAAGTTATTGATGAGGCGTCTATGACTAATAATCTTAGTGCAAAAACTGCTGCAATTAAACTTGTGATGGACATAGAGTCAAAGCGTATAGATATGTTGCAAAAGGCTGGACTGCTTGAAAACAAAGAGTTGGCCGATGAAATGGTTGAAATTGAAAAGCGACAAGAAGTTTTAGTTGGAATATTAAAGGATATTGCTTCAACTCACCCAGAGGTTAGAGACCTAATCATGAGAAGGCTATCTTCAATCTCAAAAGAAAATGAAGTTATAACGGTAATTGCCGATGTATGATGAATTTCTAGAAGCACTTAAAGACAATAACTTTAAAGAGTTGCCTGTAAATGCTAAAACATTTGTAGAGGGTGAAGATTATTTGGGTCAGCCCCCACTTTCAGATGTTCAATATGACATCGTAGAAGCAATGAGTCAGATTTATAAACAAGAAGATTTGTTAGAATTACTTGGTACAGAAGAAGGAACTAGATACTATAAAAAATATACAAAGAATGAAATTATTTTGCAACTTGGCAAGGGATCTGGGAAAGACTTCGTATCCACAGTAGCATGTGCATACATTGTATATAAACTACTATGTTTAAAAGAGCCAGCAAGATACTACGGAAAACCCTCTGGAGATGCTATTGATATTATCAATGTTGCTATTAACGCTCAGCAGGCTAAGAATGTTTTTTTTAAAGGTTTTAAGACTAAGATCGAAAATTCACCATGGTTTGCAGGAAAGTTTAATCCTAAAGCAGAGAGCATAGAGTTTGATCATGCTATTACTGTTTACTCTGGTCACTCAGAGCGTGAATCACATGAGGGTTTAAACCTTTTAGTTGCAGTACTTGATGAGATTTCTGGTTTTGCACAAGAGGTTGGAACTGGAAATGATCAGGGAAAGACTGCAGATAATATTTATAAAGCCTTCCGTGCCTCTGTAGACTCTCGCTTCCCTGACTTAGGAAAAGTTGCACTACTTTCATTTCCCCGTTATCCTGGAGACTTTATCTCACAAAAGTATGACGATGTAATTGCAGATAAAGAGGTAATCACTAAGACTCATAGGTTTATTATGAACGAAGATCTTCCAGAAGATTCGGTAGGCAACTCGTTAGAAATTTCCTGGGAAGAGGATACAATTCTTTCTTACAAGTTTCCAGGAGTATTTGCATTAAAGAGGCCAACCTGGGTAGTTAATCCAACTAGAAAAGTTGATGACTTTAAGGTTTCATTTTTTACAGATATGGGTGACGCAATGCAACGCTTTGCCTGTGTCCCTACGTTTGCATCTGATGCATTTTTTAAACAGTCTGAAAAAGTAAGAGCCTGTATGACATTAAGAAATCCAGTTGATAATTTTAAAAGGTTTGAAGAATCATTTAAACCAGATCCAGACAAAGTTTATTATGTACATGCCGACCTTGCACAAAAGCATGATAAGTGTGCAGTTGCTATTGCCCATGTAGATAAATGGGTAAATATCCAGGTAATTAATAATTATGAACAAGTAGCCCCGATTGTAGTAGTAGATGCAGTAGCATGGTGGGAGCCAAAAATAGAGGGGCCCGTTAATCTTTCAGAGGTCAAGCAGTGGATCCAGAATCTTAGAAGGCTCGGTTTTAATATCGGCATGGTTTCTTTTGACCGTTGGCAATCATTTGATATTCAGAATGAGTTAAAGCAAGTAGGCATGAGAACTGATACTGTTTCTGTTGCAAAAAAGCATTATGAGGATATGGCAATGCTTGTATATGAGGAAAGGCTTGCAATGCCAGCAATAGAATTATTATTTGATGAACTAACACAGTTAAAAATTATGAAAAATAATAGAGTTGACCACCCAAGAAAATCTTCTAAAGACTTAGCGGATGCAGTGTGTGGGGCAATATACGGGGCTATTTCTCATACTTCTAAAAATATAGATCAAGAAGTAGAGGTCCATACTTTTCGTGATAGACCAAGAGTTGACACGAATAGCGAGAATCTGATACAATATAAACCTATGCCAGATGATGTAAAAGATTATTTGGATAGACTAAATCTACTATAGAAATAAGAAAAGGAATAAAATGAATTCATTCAAGAAAATCTCTCTAGTCATCGCTGCAGCCTTGACTGGTACAGTTCTTGCTACAACTGCATCAGCAGCGCCACTTACGGTGTCTGTTGCAGGATCAGCAAATGCAACAACGGCTACAGCGCCAGCGACAGCAACTGTTCCAGCAGACAACTCAGTTGATGCAGCAGATGCGGTTGCTATTGCAGCATCAGCAGATACAGGAACGGTTGTAACATTTTCAGCATCACCAACAGTTAAGTTGGTTACTGCTCTAACATCCAGCCCAACAACAGTTGCAGCAAATGCTGGAACAACAACATACACAGCAACTTCAGCAGGAACAGCAATTACTGTTTATGCATATACGACTTCTACAACAACAGGATCAGTAACCATTACTAATGGTTCGTATTCAACAGTTGTTTACATTAAGGGCACATCTACCGTAGCAAGCAATGTTTCAGTAGCAGTTCCTGCAGCAACAGCAGTCGGAACAATTCCATCAATTACAGTTTCTGTATCTGATGCTTTTGGTAATCCAATTGGCGGAGAAACAGTAACAGCAACATTGGTTGGTGGAACATTCTCTGACGGTTCAGTTACAAAGCAGGTTGTTACATCATCCGCAGCAAACGTTGCAGCAGATTCAACACTAGTTCTTGGATCTAAGAAGGAGAATCTTGCTACAGCAGTTACTGGAACAATTACAGTAACAGTAGTAGGTGCTCTTACTGCTCCTACAGTTACAGGACTAACAGCACCAGTTAAGGCTTCAATTGCATCATTTGCAGTTACAGATCTTAATGGAACAATCACTACTCTAAATGCTCGTATTTCAGCACTAACTGCTGAACTAGCAGCAGCAAATGTTGCACTTACAACAGAAAAGGCTGTACGTGCATCGGAGTCTGCAACTGCTACAACTGCAGCAGCAAAGGCAAAGTCTGATTATAATGCACTTGCTAAGAAGTGGAACAAGGCACATCCAAAGTCTAAGGTTGCACTAAAGAAGTAATAAAACTTCTCTTAAGTTAGAGGGTTAGCCAAGTGCTAGCCCTCTTTCTTTTATAATAAAATGATATAATCATCCTATCAGACATAAGTCTGTAAGGGGGAAAGGTAATTAAAAGATTAATACTACGATCAGCATTTATAACAGCATTTTTAGCAATATGGTTATTGTTTTTTCCACAAGACTCCGCTCACGCTGATCAAAATAGTACTGTCCAAGTAACCCCAGCAAACCCATCAGCAATAGAAATACCAAGCCCATCAGCCATCATTGAGGCAGCACAGACTGCAATAACTCAGGCTGAAACTGCCACGGCAGTCATAGAAACCCAAGCAACAGCCATTACAAGCCCTACAGAGACCATTACAGCCACTATCACACAGGCTAAGGACTCAATACAACAGGCTCAAGCAGTAGTAGATAGTGCTACTGTGGCTATTAC